GTTCTGGGTCTTACACAACACAAAGGATTTATATGTCTCAAAGTGGTGTTATTAGATTACAATACGGACAAAATTTTTATTCAACATTGGCAAAGGCAATTGCCGCAATACCAAGCGAAACTTTTGTAGTTAACCCAGATAACTCAATTGATTGTATATTGATTGGTTTATTAACTGTAAAAGATGGTACAGGTAATTTAAGTAATACTGATGATGCTGTATTTACCTTTGTTTCAAAATTTGGTGAAATTTTAGGCGGTACCGCTGGTATTTCAACAACAACGTTACAGCAAGCTTACAACAATTCTGTAAATCCAGAAATAACAACAAACTCAACGCTTAACGGCGTTCAGTTTAGAGGTGGAACTGGAAGTGATTTAGATCCTAATATTATTATTGAAAATAATGCAGGCGTAGTAACGGGTCAGTGGTTAGCAAATGGAGAATTATTTGCTACAGCAATATCAGCAACGACTTATTATAATTTACCAACAGATGTTTATATAACTGGTGCAACTTATGACAATTCGATTGGAACCGCCACTTTTGGAAATAGCACTGGTGGAACATTTAATGTAAATGGTTTCACTACTGGTGATACATATTGGACATCTGGTTCTGTTGGTTCATTTTCGGTAAAAATAGATAATAATTCAGGATTAGATGCTACTGGAGATAGAGCTGTTGCATCTGGTAACAATACTTTAGCTAGCGGTAATGATTCTTTTGCTCAAAATGGAAACACAATTGCTTTTGGTAATTATTCACATGCTGAAGGCTATGAAACAAAAGCTGTTGGTTTGGGCTCACACTCAGAAGGTGGTTTTACTTTAGCTGGATGGAAAGGGTTTAGTGCTTCATCTGTAGTTTCAGGATTAATTACAATTTCTAATAACGTTGATTATACTTCAGAATTCACTGGTAGTACTGTTTTATTAGATAGTAAATTTTACTCTTATAATTCAATAAATTATTCAGCACCTAATTTTACAATACAATTAGATGATACATCCATTAATACTGGTATTAGTGTTGCTGATGCATCTAATTTAAATAGTCCATTAGCAACAACATTTAATGGTTTATATTCTCATTCTGAAGGTAGGTATACGACTGCTTTAGGTAATGAATCACATGCTGAAGGTAGTTATACAACAGCTGCTGGCGAGTATTCACATTCTGAAGGTCTTTCAACAGTTGCTTTAGGGATTTCTTCACGTGCTGAAGGTGGAGCGACAACTGCATTTGGTGATTATTCACACTCTGAAGGTATCGGTTCAATAGCATTTGGTAGTACTTCACATGCTGAAGGTGGTGCAACAACTGCCATTGGTGATTATTCACACTCTGAAGGTGGTGCAACAACAGCTTACGGTGCTTTTTCACATGCAAGTGGTAGCGGATCAACGGCTAGTGGTATTACATCTTTTATACATTCAACAGATTCATTAGTTATTGGTGATAGAAGTGTTGTATTGGGAGGTAAAAGAATTACAGGTACCACAAATGATACAGTATATGTTTCTAATCTTAATGTATATAATATTCCAACACTTAATAATTCAAATACTGAAATTTTAAGCAGAAATGCATCGAATGGAAATGTGGAATATACAGCATTAAGTGCTTTTACGTATGTTACTGGATATACTTATTCTCCAACTACAAATACATTTACTATAAAACAAAATCAAGGTCAATCTGATATAACAGCATCATTTAATAGTGTGTCTGGATTAACGGTTGATGGAGATTTAACTGTCACTGGAAACACAAGTCTTAACGCATTTACAGGAACATCAGCGCAAATTAATGGAAATACTACTATAACTAACGGGCTTGTTAGGGTTCAAGGTAATTCATCTAACGAATTGGTAAGAATAACACAATTGGGTAGTGGTAATGCTTTAGTTGTTGAAGATTCAACAAATCCAGATACGTCTCCATTTGTCATTGATGGTAGTGGTAGTGTAGGCATCGGAATATTAGCACCATCAACAAATTTACATGTTAGCGGTAATACAATTATATCTGGTATATTAAGTGGTGGCACAATGGTAATAACATCAACACCAACAAGTGGGTATACAACAACTCAGATTTTAATGAGAAACTCAGCGTCAGGTCAGATAGAAATAACTGATAGCACATCGCCAGCAATATATAATTTTGGAATGACATATGCTATGTCAAACTTTAATTTTTTAACATAAACATAAATAAAAATATAAATAATTATGCCAGCAAATAATCAACCAATTTTTACAAGATTAGCAGATGTTCAATGGACGACATCAGCAATGACAGTGGCAAATACAACTACTGATTTAACAGCAGGGACAAGTTATCTAGCATTTACTGCGGACGCAACAAATGGCGGGTATGTTCAAAGAATTCGTTTTAGAACTTTAGGGACAAACTCAAATGCAACTGCAGCTAGAATATGGGTTAACAATGGTGCTACTACAGCAACAGCAGCAAACAATGCGTTAATCGATGAGATAACACTGCCATCAACAACTGTATCTCAAGTTGCTTCTCAAGCAAACTACGAATTACCTTTAAACTTTGCTCTACCTGCAGGATACAGAATATATGTTACACTTGGTACAGCTCCTACATCTGCAGGATGGAATGCAACTGTAATTGGCGGTAAATATTAAAATTAAAAATTATGAAATATAGTTTATGTGAATTTGAATATGGATATGAAGGTCAGTTTTATCAAGAAAGTGATGAAAATGGATTTGTTCGATTTATAGATTTAGACTGTAATGTATTAGAATTAATTCCGCCATATGGATATTATGTAGTAGAAGATAATATACCAACACCTAATTGTATTGTAGGATAATATATGATAGATTATTCAAACATACCATCAAGTACTTATAATCAAACATTCTTTGCTCTTGGTTCTACTGCTTGGCAAACTTGGCAAAAGCCAAAGAATTGTAAGTTTGTTTACATAACCGCTATCGGTGGTGGTGGCGGTGGTGGATCTTGTGCTGATGTATTAGGTACTTCTGGTGGTGGTGGAGGAGGAGGATCTTCTTCTATTACAACTATTATAATCCCTTCAGTTTTATTACCAGATAGATTATATGTACAGGTGGGTCTTGGGGGCTCAGGAGGTTCAGGTGCTGGAGCTGGTGCATCTGGAACACTATCAACAGTGGCAGTATTGCCAAATGCAACGGCAATAAATGTTATTGTAAGTTCTGGAACATTAGCTGCCGCAGGTGGTGCTAATGGTACTTCTAGTGTTGGTGGAACTGGTGGCGCTGGAGGGACTGTATTTACTAGATCTTCAGGATTTTTATCAAACTTAGGTGTCTTTTCATCAACTGTTGGGGATATTGGAGCTAATGGTGGATATGGTGCTGTTGGATTGACTAAAACCGCAATGGCAACAATGCCGCTTTGTGGAGGTGGTGGAGGGGCAGGCAAAACCACAGGAACAGATTTCGCTGGCGGTTCTATTCTAGCAGGAGGTGTTTTAGGTAGAGTTGCTGGAGGTACAGGTGGGGTTGCTGCAAGTAATGGTAATGCTGGTGTTTCTACAATAATTCCAAATTTATTAAATTATTCTTCAAGAAAATTTCCATTTGCAACCACTGGTGGTAGCGGAGGTGGTGCAAATGGAAATGGTACTGGAGGAGGAAATGGAGGTGCTGGCAATATTGGTTCTGGAGGTGGTGGCGCTGGCGCATTACTAGGCGGTACAGGTAGAGTTGGTGGAAAAGGTGGTGATGGTATAGTTTTTATTACAGCATTTTAAATTTTAAATTATGATTGATATTTTTGATTTACCAAATATAGATAATAACATTAGTGTGTTTTATGCATTGGGTTCTACTAGCTGGCAGACTTGGCAAAAACCAAGAAACTGTAAATTTATAAATATTACTGCAATAGGTGGTGGCGCTGGTGGTGGTGGCGGTAGGGGTTCTTCTAATACTTCTGCTATTGGCGGTGGTGGCGGTGCTTCATCTTCTGTAACAACTGGTATATTCCCATCTAATTTATTACCAGATATCTTATATATTTTAGTAGGAGCTGGTGGTGCTGGTGGGACTGGAGGTACGAATAGTAATGGTGTCGCTGGAGGTATTGGCGCTTTATCATATATATCTGTAACCCCTTCAACCGCTTCAACATCTAATATTATATTAGCTAGTGGCGCAGCAGCGGCAACTGGTGGTGTTGGTGGCGTAACTGGCCCTGGAACTTCAGCTGGTGGAACTGCTGGTACTGTGTTTGCATCTACAAATGGTATTTTGTCATCTTTGGGTATTATTAATTCAATTGCTGGTCAAGGTGGTGCTTTGGGGCAAAATAATATAGCTGGTTCTAGTATAACGATAGCTAATATAGTTAGTGGTGGCGCTGGAGGTGGCGGTACAACTAGCTCGTCTTCATCTTTTTCTGGTGGTAGTATAATAGCTGGTGGTATTGTGCCTACTATTTCAGGTGGTGCATCATCAGCTACAAATGCTGGTCCTGGTGCTTATGGATTTATTTCTGTAATACCATCTTCTTTAGTAACACTTAGTCAACCGTTTATTACAACTGGTGGTGCTGGTGGCGGCGCAACTAATAGTATTGCTGGTACTAACACTGGTGGTAGAGGCGGTGATGGAGGATTTGGATCAGGTGGTGGTGGTGGTGGCGCTGCTTATACTGGAACAGCTGGTAATGGAGGTAAAGGCGGTGATGGATTGGTAATAATAACTGCTTGGTAATTTAAGTTTTAAATACATATTTATATATATGAATGTAGATATTGGAGAAATGGTTTATGAACAGATTTTATCTTTAGATGTAGATAATAACCCTGTTACTGGAGCAACATTTGATTATGCTCTTTATACTGATAGTACAATCTATTCAGGTGGCAGTATTTCTTATTTATTGACAGATTCCAACAGAGGAGTGTTTACATTTTCTTGGTCTGCTAATACTTATGGAAAGTATCAGTTGTATGCTAAAAATAACATAACGAATGTAATATTTGTTTCTGACATTGTGGATGTTAAACCTATTGCAGACACTACTATATACATAGGTCTTTAATAGAAAATAAATAATTATAAGCTATTTATCAAAGAAAGCTTATAATTAATGACAGCACAAGAAATATTACAAGAGCGTATAAAGTGCGCCAAAAGTCCTGTTTATTTTTTTAACAATTATGGTTATGTCTTTGACGCTATGGCCAAAAGCGTTAAAAAGATGAAGTGTTTTGAGTATCAAGAAAAATGCGTTGATATTTTCCATAAAAATCAAAATTCAATAATACTTAAATCGAGACAAACAGGTTTATCTGTAATTACAGCAGGTTATGTCGCTTGGAAATTAATGTTTCGATATGATGAAAAGATATTAATTATTGCCAATGACGGAGCAGGAGCTAAAAGGTTTTTAGCCACTGTTAAACAATTTGTCGAACATACTCCTTCATGGCTTCAGCCTGAATCTATAGTAACAAACAATCAAACAAAGTTAGAATTTTCTAACAAGTCTTGGGTTGAAGCGAAAGCAAGTAGTCCAAATGCAGGTCGTGGAGAATCTTTAACAATGCTTGTTTTGGATGAGACCGCCTTTATTAAAGATGCTGAAGCAATTTGGATGGCTGCAGGTATGGCACTTTCCGCAACAAAAGGTAAATGTATAATGATTTCAACTCCAAATGGAACAGGGAATTTATACCATAAAACCTGGGTGGGCACAACCAATAAAAAGAATGACTTTGTTCCTTTAACTGTGCATTGGACACAAAATCCTCAATCATCTGTAGGTTTACAAATAAATAAAAATATCAACGGAGAAGATTTTCCTTGGAGTCCTTGGTATGAAGAGCAGTGTAGAAGAATGAGTTATGATAGTGTTAAGATTGCGCAAGAGCTTGATTTATCATTTGAAGGTTCGAAATACCTTGTGATTGAACAACAGCTTATAGATAAATATGAAAAGAGGGTAAGAAATCAAAAGCCAAACTTCTATATTAAGTACGATTTCAACATTAAAGGAACACCTGAGTCAGGAAGTTTTATATTAGACGAAACTGTATTTCAAGTTTGGAAGAGACCTGAAGAAGGAAAACAATATATTGTCGGATGTGACGTCGCTCGTGGAGATGGAAAGGATTACTCTACAATCCAAGTTCTAGATGCTGAAACATTAGAGCAAGTTGCTGAATATAGAGACAAGATTGGAGTAGATTTATTTCCATATTTAATTGATTGGGTTGGAAGAGTCTATAATAATGCATATCTAGTTGTCGAATGTAACTCTTTTGGTCTACACGTCGCATTAACATTAAGAGATACATTACAATATAAGAGAATGTTCTTCTCTAAAAATGTACAAGATATTCATGTTAGACCTTTCGATTACAAAGTTAATGAAGGAACTGAAATCCCAGGATTCCAAACCACAATGAAAACAAGACCTCTTATTGTTGCATCTGTTATACAACATATGAGAGAAAACTCTTTAATTCTACACTCCCCAAGACTTACTGCTGAATTTTCAACATTTGTTATGATTAACAATAAGCCTCAGCACGAGCCAGGTTTTCATGATGATTTAATTTTTGCTTTAGGTTTGGCGTTGTATGTAAGAGATAATGAGTATAATAACATTATTGCAACAGATGGTTTATATAAATCAATGCTTAATGCTATATCCTTTAGTTCAAATAATATGATGGGCAAGATAGAGCATAATGGAAATGGTGGTAGAAAAGATATTGAAATACCTGAGGGTGGAAGTGGATTATTTATGGGCTCATCATTTACTAAGTCGGATGACGATGATTTAGATTGGCTTCTAAAGCCATAAAAAAATTGATTTTGAGAACGTAATTACTTATATTTAAAAAAATAGAAAAAAAATGGCTGAAGATAAAAAACCGCAAAGTATATTCCAAGGGGTTGTAGATGCAATAAATAGAGGAAAAAAGAAAACTCCAATAGCATCTGCATCTGCTCAATTTGCCCCGAATAAACAGCAAGGCGAATTAGTCGGTGGCAGTGCGAACCCAATTGAAGAAATGCAACAGCAGTTTTTAGATTGGCAGGTTAATAAAATAGCACATAATCTCTATACTAGGTCAATATATTTTGACACAGATAGAATTAGTGCATATCAGGATTTCAGAGCAATGGATATGTCTCCTGAAATTGCAGCGGCGCTTAATATAATACGAGATGAATGTTTAACTAGAAATGAGAGAGGTAATATACTTGATATATATTCAGAGAATTCTAGAGTTAAAGAAATCTTAAAAGATTTATTTGGAAACAGAATTAACGTAGACTATAATCTTAAACTTTGGATTCGTGATTTAATTAAATATGGTGATTATTTTGTATTCTTAGAGATTGATAAATCAGAAGGTATATATAACTTCCTTTCTTTGCCAGTAGAAGAAATTCACAGAGAAGAAGCATATGATGGAAATCCTGAAAGTGTAAGATTCCGTTGGGAAACAATGGGTATGTACTTTGAGGATTGGCAAGTTGCACACTTCAGAATGTTGGAAGATACAAAAAAATTACCTTACGGACGTTCTATATTAGATCCTGCTAGAAAACTTTGGAAACAATTACAGTTAGCGGAAGATTCTATGCTTGTTTATCGTATCACTAGAGCGCCAGAAAGAAGGGTATTTTATATTGAGGTTGGTAACTTGGGTGATAACGATGTTCAAGGTTACATGATGAAGATTCAAAACCAAATCAAGAAACAGCCTGTAGTTGATTCTAGAAATGGTCAATACAATCTAAAGTACGATCCGATGAATATTACAGAAGATTACTTCATTCCTATTAGGGGTGATAAATCTTCAAAGATTGATACATTACCAGGTGCATCTAATATGGGTGACATCCAAGATATTGAATACCTTCAAAATAAGCTTTTTGCATCTCTTCAAGTTCCTAAAACGTACTTGAACTATTCAGAGAATTTACCAGGAGGATCAACACTTTCTCAAGCTGATTTAAGATTTTCTAGAACAATCAACTCAATTCAAGAAGTTATTTTATTGGAGCTTAGAAGAATTGCAAACATTCACCTTTTCTTCTCAGGTCTTAAAGATGAAGTTGATAATTTTACATTAACGCTTACAAATCCTTCCACTCAACAAGAGTTGTTGAAATTGGAAACGATGAAAGCAAGAATGGAAGTGTTTAAAGAAATGTATTCTTCAGAGTCAAACTCTGCGGTTTCTTATACATGGGCAATGGAAAACATTCTTGGTTTCTCTAAAGCTGAAATTAAGCTTATATTGAAACAGAAAAAAGTTGAGAAGAAAATATTTGCTGAAATTGACGCATCGGTTGAAACATATAAGAAAATTGGATTATTTAAAGAGCTTGATGATAGATATGAACTTCCAGGTGCAGCACCTGCAGGTGCAGCCTCTACAGGAGAAGAGTCTGCAGCAGGAGGCGGTGGCGGTGGAGCCGCAGGAGGTTTAGGCAATATGGAACTAGGAAGTCAATTGGGTGGAATGGAAGCTGGAGGTGGAGCACCTGAAACTGGTGGATCACCTGAAGCTGGTGGAGCACCTGAAGTTGGTGGAGCACCTGAAGCCGAAGTTCCTTTAGCTGAAAATAGAATAAAAGCCATTAAAAAAGTATTGGCTGAGTCCGATAGAAATACTGATGATTTATTGTCAGATTTATTGGGAGATACATCAGATGCGCCAACATTATCAGAAAGAGAAGAGAAAGAAAATAAGTTATTACATAAAAATAAGAAGCTGAATTATAAAATCGAAAAAATGATTGAAAATATTCAAGCTAGTTTGGATGATACAAAAAAAGAAGAGAGAGAAGAAAAAGAAAATAATTTCCAAGAAATTAAAAGCAAAAATAATTTATTCGAAAGAAGCGGAATGGTTATAGACAGAACTAATAGCATGTTTAAACATTTAGAAGAAATGATGAATGGAAATAAATCTTCTGGTTTTGATGTTGAAAAGTCTGATATAATAAATGAAGATTTTATAGAAGAAGTTGAACTAAATGAAGAAGATATAATAGAGGAAGATTCTATTGAAAATTCTGAAAATATTTCTGAAGATAAAACAGATGAATAATGGAAAAATATCCAGGTTGGTTAAATATAAATGACACCTACAAAATAAAAAAAGACTTAGCAGAAATAAAAGCTGTAATCGAGGAAATAGAAAAAGATATAAATGTTTTTTTAGGGCCTAAAAAAGTAGAGGTTAGGAGTACGTCAGCCAGACGTAAATTGAGGTATTTGCGAAAGGAACTAATACCGACAATTGCAAAAAAAATACTAAAAACAAAACAAGATTATAAAGGTGACTATTCTTAGTCATCTTTTTTTGTTTAAAAACAGCGAAACTTTTTTGAATTTATTTCGTATATTTGTGTATATTATAAATATATCTTCTAATAATGAACCAAACTTGTAGCAATAAAAATTGTGATTGTGGTAAGCAACATGTATATAAAGATGATTTAACTGAGTTAGCAAAAGCAGATTTACATAAAGCAATGGATACTTTCGAAGAACGAAAGTATGAGTTAGATAATGTCATAAAAGAAGAAGATAGAAGAAAGAGGCCTATGGTTCATCTTCATCTTCATACGTTCCATTCTATATTGGATGGTTGTGGCAGTATTGATAATTATGTAAAATTAGCTAAGGAGTATAATCATCCCGCAATTGCCGTTACTGATCACGGTACGCTTTCAGGTACTTATGAGCTTTTCAAAAAATGTAAAGCTGGTGGTATAAAATCCATTATGGGTATGGAAGCTTATGTGAACGATAAGCAAGGTGAATTTGAGGAGAAAAAATATGAGGGTGGAAACTCTCATCAATCTATATTTGTTATGAATAAAGAAGGGTTTGTCAATATAAATAAATTGGCTTATCGTTCTTATGATGAAGGTTTTTACAAAAGAGGTAGGATTAAAACGGATTGGCTATTTGAACATAAACAAGGTTTGTTTTTGACAACATCTTGTGCTGTTAGTTATATGTCTAAGATGGTTCAGGAGGGTAGAGAAACTGAAGCTGAAGAATATCTAAAAGGTCTCATGAGAGAGTTTGGCGATAATTTGGTAGCCGAATTGCAATTCAATGAATATGAAGGTCAAAAAATTTATAATAGTTGGCTTCTGAAGATGATAAAAAAGTATAGTCTTATGCCTATACTTACAAATGATGTTCACTATGCATTTAAAGAAGATGCTGAATTGCAAGACACACTTATCGCAATAAATCAAAAGTCTAAGCTAGGAAATTCATTTAAACTTAGTACGAGAAATCTTTATTATGCTAATGTTGATGATTTTCACGTTTTCAACAAACAATTTGGTTTTAATTATCCAGAGTCTTTTGTAGATATGTGTTTGGATAACACGCTAAAAGTTGCAGAGAAGTTAAATTATGAATTTGACACGAAGACTGAAAAATATCCTAGATATGAAGTGACTACGGATGTATTAGACTATTTCAAAACAGATAACAACGAAGAGATAATTACAAGACTTGCATTTGGTAAGTTAAAACAAAAGCTAAATAAGTATAGAGAAAATAATCTTGTTGAAATTACTCCAGAAAAAGAACAGGAATATCACGATAGATTGGTTTATGAGCTAGAGGTAATTAAGGAAAAAAATACACTTGATTACTTTTTGGTTTATTGGGAGTTGATTAGAGATTACAGAAAGAAAGGTTATAATATTGGCCCTTCTAGAGGTTCTGCAGGTGGGTGTTTACTTTCTTGGTGTCTAGAAATTACAGATATTGATCCTATACGATTTGATTTATACTTTGAAAGATTCTTAAATCCAACTCGTAAGGGCTTGCCAGATATCGACGTGGATTTTATGACAGGAACTGACGATGTTACAAATAACTTCCTGCGTGAGAAATATGGAAAGAATCGTGTTTTAAGTGTTTCCACTTTCTCAACCTTTAACGAAAAAGGTTGTTTGAAAGATGTTGTTAGGGCTCACTTTGGTGATGAGGAAACAGGTTTCGAATCTGATGTTCATGCTGTAACCAAAGAAATGCCAAACTTTGATAAGGTTGAATATTCGTTGGGTGATTGGTTTGAGAGATGGCCAAATGATCCTGCTTGTTCAGATAGAGTGAGAAGGTGGCTTACTGATAAAAATAATAGAAAGATATTAGACCAAACACTTAAACTTCAGGGTCAGATTAGAGGTATTGGTCAGCACGCAGCGGGTATTGTTATTACACCAGGTCCTTGTTGGGAATATTTACCAACAAATATCATTGCATCTAATAAAAGTATTGTAACAGCATTCCAAGAAGCTGATAAGAGTGGTAAGGATTTATCTGAATTAAATATATTAAAGCTAGATAGGTTAAAGCTTGAAACTCTCAATGTAATAGAGGATACAATAAAGATTGTAAAAGAAAAACACGGTTACGATATAACAGACAAAGTTAGAAACGTAAAGCTGAATGATGAAAATCTATTTATTGAGTTAAGACTAGGAATGAATCATGGTATATTTCAGTTTGAAAGCCCTGGGATGAATGCTCTGATTAGAGGTATGGCAACAGAAAGTTTTTCTGAGCTTACAGCGGCCAATGCATTATATAGACCTGGACCTATGGGTATTGGTGCTCATGAAGAGTTTATTAAGAACAAGTTTAATTCTGAAAACGTTAAATATGTTCACCCAGCTCTTGAAACAATATTGAGCGAAACAAACGGCGTATTGATTTATCAGGAGCAGTTAATGTTCTTAGCTAATAAGATTGGTGGAATGAGCTTAGGGGAAGGAGATATGCTTCGTAGGTATATGGATAAGGCAAGTTCTGCAATTATGAAAAAATCTGCAGGTGAAACTCTTAATAAAAAAGAGAGCGATAATTATGTAGAGTTTGAAAAATATTGGAACAAATTTATTGAGGGTGCTGTAAAGAATGGATACAAAGCAGATGAAGTTGATGTGATTAAAGATTGGGTAATCAAGTACTTAGGTTACTCGTTCAACAAAAGTCACTCCACGGCGTATGCATATCTTGCTATGCAAACATTATATTTAAAACATTATTATCCAACTGAATTTTATACAGCACTTTTAAATCATCCCAAAACTAGTGGCGGTAAAGAAAAGGAGCAGGCTTGGTTGGCAGCAGCAATTGCTTCAGCAATGTCTAAAGGTATTGTAATTTCTCCTCCGTCTAGAAAATCTGGTTGGACTTGGACTATGACAGGAGATAAAGAGATATCTATGGGGTTTTCAGGGATAAATGGTCTTGGAGATATAGCTTATCAGGAATTGAATGCTTTAATGGGTCAAAAAAATAAAAACCTACAAAATATAAGCGTATCTGAGTTTTATGATTTACCTTTCTCAAAATTTAACAAAAAAGCATTTGAATCTTGTATTAAGGCAGGTGTTTTTGATGATTGGTCTGAATCTAGAGAATATCTTATAGCTTTAAGAGAGAAGAAAAAGAAAAAAGTTGTAGTAGCGAATCAGATGTCTCTTTTTGATATGAGTTCCAAGGAATTTGATATCAAAACAGATGATATAGGTCATCACCTAAAGACAACAGATGCTCAAAAAAGAGAAGAGTTTATAGAGGTTTGTAATTTCGATTTGGAAAAAATTAGCTTTATGATGAAGATTAAGACAGTCATAAACGGAAAAGCCAAGAAGCCTATTGATAATGTAATAAACTTCGAAGATGAAGGTTGGTATTTCTTTGTGTTGGAAGAGTTTAAGACGATGCTTTCAAAAGCGGGAAAAGAATATTTAACACTTCGTGTCGGAGATGGTATTAATAGTACGACATTGAGGGTGTTTGATCCACTAGCTAAAAAAATTAAGCCAGAATTAATGGATAATGGAGTTTATGTTGCAAAGTTCGAAAAGAATGATGGTGGATTTATTAATTTTGCAAGAAATACACAATTTAAGAGAGTTGAAATATGATTTATAATGTATACACAGATGGGTCTTGTAATCAAGGCGCTGATTCATCTGCCAACACGAATGGCGGATGGGCTTTTATGGTAACGGATATTGATGGAGTGATTGTTTTTTCAGAGTCTGATTCCGAATTGAACACAACAAATAATAGAGCAGAGATGTTGGCTATTATAAAATCAGTCCAAGCGTTATCAAATATAGGTTTTTTTAATGTCGCTGATAACTCGTTAGTTATACATTGTGATAGTGCATATATCGTAAATGCATTTGAGGATGGTTGGATTGATAAGTGGAAAAAGAATGGTTGGAAAAACTCAAAAGGTGAAGATGTGGTAAATCAAGATTATTGGAATATATTGATTGAGCAAAAAAGCCAATATAACATTAAGTTTAATAAAGTTAAACGTAGGTCAAATCCTTTTGCAAAGAAAGTGGATGCTTTAGCTAGAGAAAAGATGAGAAATTAATAAAATATTCTCATAACAGTTAAGCCTGTTGCTAATAAGAAAGACAAAACACCAGCAATAGCATACACTTTTGTTTTAAATTTCTTATAGTCTTCTATTTGCTCTTCATATTTTTTAAGCGTATCTTTTATGGAATCTATAGAATTCTTAATGTCTTTATTGTTTATATAAAATGATTTTAGACTTTGTAAGTCATTCAGGTTTGTGGCTTCTTCCACACTTGTTTTCCACTCTTTAAGGTCGTTAATAGCGTGCTTGATCCCAGAGATTTTAGTTAGCTCAACATTTAGCCCGTTAATTTCGTCAGCTAAAGAATCGCATATTTCCCCAAGTTTTTCTAATTCTTTTAGAACATATTTGGACCATTCGTTCCAACCGTTATTACTTTCTAATCCTGGCATCTATTTTTATTTTTTGAAACATTTCTATTTTTTTGTCTTCCTCTAGAATAATTTCTGCTTTTTTAAATTCACTTGCAATCTTATGCAGTTTGTGACTAATATTTTCCAATTTATCGACTATTTCAATACAATTTTGATTTAGATAGAAATCTATAGGTTGCTCGCTCATAAAAAAAATTTTTAAAAGTTTTTCATTTTATTGGTTTTAAAAGACAAAAAAGTAATCCAATTGTTCCAAAATTTTAATTCTGTTATTATACATATTCATAAAACTTTTTTATTCCCTATGTTTTGAAATATTTTTATTAAAAATTTTAATATTTATTAGAAGAAGAATTTTGGATGAAAAAGATAAATTTTAAGAAGGCGGCAAATAAGGAGTTAAATAAAGCAAAGAAACAAGCTAGAAATCCTTTAGGGTCAGGTCAAAATTTGAAAAAGAAAGCCTCTAAGATGTCAAAAACAATGACAAAACCAGAGAGGGAAATGAATCAAATTTTGGAAGAGTTAAAAGTTGAGTTTGAGCCACAAAAAGTTGTTGGATTTAAGATTTATGACTTTTATGTTCCTCAAGCGAATTTATTGATTGAAGTTGATGGAGATTATTTTCACGCAAATCCTGAAGTGTATACAGAAGGAAGTTTGAACTCGATGCAAAAGAGAAATGTGAAAAATGATGAGTTTAAAGATACTCTTGCCAATGGAAGAGGTTATAAGTTAACTAGAGTTTGGGAAAGTGATTTGGCAAACAAATACGAAGAAGTAAAAAATAGCATAAAAAAACAAATAGGTTTATGAAAAGAAGTTTAAGACATATTATAAGAGAACAGGTGGAAAAATTATTTGAAGCTGATATGGCTAATCCTGCGGGAGAAGCTATAAAGGATATGCAAAAACAAGTTGCTGATACAGTGGAATACCTGACAAATCTAGAGGATGAAGCGGAGTCTGATGTAAAAACTGGAAACAAACTTTTAAATGTAAAAAAACAAGCCAGAAGTAGTTCACCAACATCAATAAAGGTAGACGGTAAAGCATATATAAATCCAGAAAGAGCGGCTAAAAACGCTGAAGTTCCTGCGGAAGATAAGATTTTAGACGCCAAAGAAAAAAGCTTAGATA